TACATAGGACAAACAGCTCAGACTGAAGAAGAAAGAAGAGAATTATATAATATAGATCCTTCAGGTAAAGGAGACGTAAGACGTACTCCTGTTTTTGGGCCAACTGAAAGCGGCGAATGGGGTCGAATTGGAACTAAGAAAAGAGAAGTGTCTGATGAAGAAAAATATGCACAAGATGTACGGTTTATTGAAACCGCTAGAAAAGCTGGTGGAGATACTTTTGACAAACTAACATCATTACCTAATAAAGATTTAGTGGGTTTTCAAAATGAAGTAATTAGAGTCGCAAAACCTTTAATTGGGAAAAAACTTGGAGAAGATTCCGTGAGTACACTAAATGAAATTAGAAAAATAGATTTGTCAGGTTTTAAACCATATTTAGAAAAAGCAGATATAGATAAGAGTGACATAAAAAATATAATTACTGCTCAAATAAACAATATGCCAGATAAAAACAAAGACAGTGTACCAGATGTGTTTGAAGGTATTAAAGGAAAAGTTTTGCGCTCTGGAGTTAACACTTTAATAGAGCATAAATTAAAAGATTTAGAATAATGAAAAGTGTTTACAACTTTGTTGTAACGCCAATAGGGGAAAGATATAACAATACTAAAAAAGTTGAAGGTGGAGATCTTATATTAAATACTGAGATTTACAATCATCAATATGTAAATAGAGTTGCAAAAGTTATATCTACACCTATAATTGGTGATACAGATATAGAGCCCGGAGATGAAGTTATTATACACTTTAATGTATTTCGTAGATGGCACAATGTAAAAGGTATAGAAAAGAATAGTAGAAGTTATTTTGATGATAACACTTATTTTATAACCCAAGACCAAATATTTCTATATAAGAGAAATAACGAGTGGAAAGCTCCAAAAGGATTTTGTTTTATAAAACCTTTAAGAGCTAAAGATCAATTTAATGTTGATGCGGAAAGGCCCCTAATGGGTGTTGTTAAATATTCAGATGGTACTATTGAAGAAGGTGATCTTATAGGTTACAAACCAAAAACAGAATGTGAGTTTATAATAGATGGAGAACGGTTGTATAGAGTTTTATCAAATTTAATTACTATCAAATATGAATATCAAGGAGACGAAGAAGAATATAATCCAAGCTGGGCAAAAAGCAGTTGAAGAACTGATTAAAGTCGCTAAAGAACCAATTGTAGATTCAGACGATGATATATCAGCAGATAGATTAAAGAATGCTGCAGCTACTAAAAAACTAGCTATATTTGACGCATTTGAAATACTTAACAGAATTCAAGAGGAAGAGAACTTACTTGAGGGAAAAGCACCTGAAGAGAGCAAGGAAAAAGTCTTTAAAGGATTCGCAGAAGGTAGATCTAAATAATGTACGAGCAAAGTTTAGTTAATATAATCGAACCTATAAAAAAGACTACTATTAGTAGACTTAATAAAGGTAAAAAATGGAAATATGGATACAACAAAGAGCATGATGTTATTATCATATCTAAGACCGGACAAATTGGTGAAATCTATGAAATCCAAAATCTTAGGATAGCATTACCCAAAATACCTAAAAAAGTATTTAAACACAAGAAAGATAAATGGGTTAAAGCAGAGTATCCTAAAGGATTAAAGAATATTAAAAGTATCTTTGATTGGAGAAATTATCCGGATGAGAACAAAGATCAGTGGTTTGATTATATAGATGAAGAGTTTAAAAGAAGAGATGAAGGGTTTTGGTTTGTAAACAAAGGTAAACCAACGTATATAGTAGGAACTCATTATATGTATTTACAGTGGAGCAAAATTGATGTTGGTGCTCCAGATTTTAGAGAAGCAAATAGATTGTTTTATATATTTTGGGAAGCGTGTAAAGCAGATAAAAGATGTTATGGTATATGCTATCTAAAGAATAGACGTTCAGGATTTTCTTTTATGTCATCTGCAGAAACAGTTAACTTAGCCACTCTTGCAACTGATAGTAGATATGGTATTTTGTCTAAAACAGGTGCGGATTCTAAAAAAATGTTTACTGATAAAGTTGTACCGATTAGCGTAAACTATCCATTCTTTTTTAAACCTATCCAAGATGGTATGGATCGACCTAAAACAGAACTCGCTTATAGAGTACCAGCTAGTAAATTTACAAGAAAAAAGATAACAACTAACGAAAAGCTAGAGAATATACAAGGATTAGATACAACTATTGATTGGAAAAATACTGGAGATAACAGTTATGACGGTGAAAAATTAAATCTATTAGTGCACGATGAAAGTGGTAAGTGGGAGAGGCCAGATAACATATTAAACAACTGGAGAGTTACAAAAACATGTTTACGATTGGGTAGTAGGATTATTGGTAAATGTATGATGGGCTCTACTTCAAACGCATTAGATAAGGGTGGAGAAAATTTTAAAAAACTATATAGCGCATCAGACGTCACAAAAAGAAATAGAAATGGCCAAACGAAGTCTGGTTTATATTCTTTGTTTGTCCCAATGGAATGGAACTACGAAGGATTTATTGATGAGTATGGACTTCCAGTTTTTGATACACCAAACCACGATGTGTTCGGTCCAGATGGCGAACTAATAGATGTAGGAATTATAGAGCATTGGCAAAATGAAGCCGATGGTTTAAAAGGTGATCACGACGCATTAAATGAATTTTATCGCCAATTTCCAAAAACAACGGAACACGCATTTAGAGATGAAGCAAAAGGAAGTATATTTAATCTAGTTAAGATATACGAACAAATAGATTATAACGAAGAAATGTCTAGAACTCTTGGGGTTACTAAAGGTAATTTTCAATGGGTGAACGGGATAAAGGATACACAAGTTATATTTTATCCAGATCCTCAAGGTAGATTTAAGGTAAGTTGGACGCCAAAAACAGAATTGCAAAATAGAGTAATACTTAAGAACGGTATAAAATACCCTGGTAATGAACACATGGGAGCGTTTGGGTGTGATAGTTATGATATATCAGGAACAGTAGATGGTCAAGGATCAAAAGGAGCGTTACACGGTCTTACTAGATTTAGTATGGAGGACGCTCCTGCGAATAGTTTCTTTTTGGAATATCTATCAAGACCACCTACGGCAGAAATATTCTTTGAAGACGTTTTAATGGCATTAGTATTTTATGGCATGCCAATACTAGCAGAGAACAATAAACCTAGATTACTTTATTATCTTAGAAGAAGAGGATATAGAGGATTTAGTATGAACAGACCAGATAAGATATGGAATAAATTATCTGTAGCAGAGAAAGAAGTCGGAGGAATTCCTAACTCTAGTGAAGACATAAAACAAGCACATGCCGCAGCGGTTGAGATGTACATCCAAGATCATGTTGGTATGAAACAAGATGGAACATTTGGAGATTTATATTTTAATGAACTATTGAATGACTGGACTAGGTTTGATATAAATAAACGTACAAAGTTTGACGCGACAATAAGTTCAGGTTTAGCAATTATGGCAAACAATAGACATTTATATACTCCAAACGCAAAAATAGAGAAACCAAAACTAAATGTACATATTTCTAAATATAAAAACACTGGTAATATGTCAAAAATAATTAAAAATTAAATATGGCTAAGTCAGTTATAAAAAGTTATTTTCCTAGTCAAGTGGTAAGTGACGCTGAAAAATTAAGTTACGACTATGGTTTAAAAGTTGCTAAAGCAATAGAGACTGAATGGTTCCATAATAATAGGCAAGGTAATAGACATAAAACAAGTAAAAATAATTTTCATAGTTTAAGATTGTACGCTAGAGGTGAACAGTCAATACAAAAGTATAAGGATGAGTTATCGATAAACGGTGATTTGTCCTATTTAAATTTAGATTGGAAACCAGTTCCAATTATTCCAAAATTTGTAGATATAGTAGTAAATGGTATAGCTGAAAGAACTTATGATATAAAAGCGTATTCTCAAGATCCGTATGGCGTAAGTCAAAGGACCAAGTATATGGAAGATATATTGTCAGACATGAGACTCAAAGATTTTGATGCTTATATAAAAGATAATCTTCAAATGGATCTCAAACAAAGTGATCAAGAGACTCTTCCAAATTCAGAAGAAGAATTACAAATCCACATGCAAATTAGTTACAAGCAATCTATTGAGTTAGCTGAAGAGCAGGCTATCAACGTTTTGTTAGAAGGTAATAATTATGAGCTTACAAAAAAGAGATTTTACTATGATTTAACTACAATAGGTATTGGAGCAGTTAAAACTTCGTTTAACACATCTGAAGGGGTTACTGTAGATTATGTAGATCCAGCAAACTTAGTTTATTCCCATACAGATTCACCATATTTCGATGATATATACTACGTTGGTGAGGTTAAAAATATTCCTGTAAACGAATTAGTAAAACAATTTCCTCACTTAGAACATGGGGATATAGAAGAGATAATGTCAACGTCTAATCAATCTAGTTATAATACTTCTTATAGAGATGATGACAATAATAAGATTCAAGTTTTATATTTTAATTATAAAACTTATATGAATGAGGTTTATAAAATAAAAGAAGTTGGAACCGGTGCAGATAAAATAATACCTAAAGACGATACGTTTAATCCACCAGAAGATATGGAAGGTGGTTACAGTAAATTATTGAGGAGCATAGAATGTCTTTATGATGGCGCTTTAATTCTTGGTACAAATAAATTACTTAAATGGGAGATGGCTAGAAATATGTTACGCCCTAAAAGTGATTTTACTAAAGTTAAAATGAATTACGCTATCGTGGCTCCTAGAATGTATAATGGAAAAATAGAATCATTAGTAGGAAGAATTACAGGGTTTGCTGATATGATTCAATTAACGCATTTAAAGCTACAACAGGTGATGGCTAGAATGGTTCCAGATGGAGTTTATCTTGACGCAGATGGATTAGCTGAAATTGATTTAGGTAATGGAACAAACTACAACCCACAAGAAGCTTTAAATATGTTCTTCCAAACTGGTAGCGTTATTGGTAGATCGTTTACTCAAGATGGTGACATGAACCCAGGTAAAGTTCCAATTCAAGAAATTACAAGTGGGAGTGGTGGTAATAAAATACAAGCTTTAATTACAAATTACAATTACTACCTTCAAATGATACGTGATGTCACTGGGTTAAATGAAGCTAGAGATGGTAGTATGCCAGATAAAAGCGCTTTAGTGGGTGTTCAAAAATTAGCTGCGGCTAATTCAAATACTGCCACAAGACATATATTACAATCTGGATTATTTTTAACAACTGAAATTGCAGAATGCTTGTCGCTTAGAATATCTGATATTATAGAATATTCACCTACAAGAGACGCGTTTATTCAAGCTGTTGGAGTTCATAATGTAGCTACGTTAGAAGAGATAAGTAGTTTAAATCTTTATGATTTTGGCATATTTATAGAATTACAACCAGATGAAGAGGAGAAGGTAATGTTAGAGAATAATATTCAAATGGCATTACAACAACAAAGTATAGAGTTAGAAGATGCTATTGATCTTAGAGAAATTAAAAATATTAAATTAGCTAATCAACTTTTAAAAATAAGAAGAAACAGAAAAGAATTAAAAGATCAAGCAATTCAACAGCAGAATATGCAAATGCAATCCGAAGCTAATCAACAAGCTACTATAACAGCCGCGCAAGCTGAAATGCAAAAACAAGAACAAAGTGCGCAAATTGAAATAAACTTAGAACAAAGTAAAGCAGAGTTAAAAGCTAATCAATTAATGTTAGAAGCTAATCTCAAAAAAGAGTTAATGGAACAAGAGTTTATGTATAATATGCAGTTAAGGCAAGCAGAAATGGAAACTGTTAAAACTAGAGATAAAGAAAAAGAAGATCGTAAAGATCAAAGAACAAAGATACAAGCTACACAACAATCGGAAATGATTGATCAAAGAAAAAAAGAAAAACCACCTAAAAACTTTGAATCTTCAGGTAACGATGTGCTTGGTGGCGATTTTGATTTAGGAGCGTTTGAACCTAGATAATTTTATTAATTTTATAATATTTTATTATGGCAGAAAAAAAAGAAGAACAGGTAGTAGAACAGACTACTGAAGAACCAAAAGTAGATAA